GTGCGAGTGCACATACTCACAACCACATCTAAAGAAAATAAAAAGGAAAGGAAAAGGACCTGGTTAAAAAGTAACCAACTGAATATAGAAGAAAAAAGAATATTCCTTGACTAGAATATAATAATATGATATGGAACTATTGTATTGCTCGGGTGAGGGCACCCTCGCACTAGCAGTTGACTAGCCTGGTCCTGTAAGGAGCAGCTACCGTTTATCGGGTAAGATAAGATAGTATTTGACATTTGGATATGAATATGGTAAACTGTATTAAGAAGAATGAAAAAAGAAATCATTCTCATTCCCCTCTGACCCGGAGGCTACCTGAACCCACTGGCAAGGGATAGGTAGGTAAACAGAGCTAAGGTGGAAACCTCAGAGAACGCAACTAAGGTTGTGAAGAAATAAGAAGTAAAAGTCTTGTGGATCACTAAGGAAGGGATAGGCAGACTATAAAGACAGACTGGTGTGACTTACCGTAAGGATAAAACAGTGTGCTCTGATAAAGGATAGTTGCCAGGTGTTCTAGTAGAGGAACTAGAGTATACGACTCTCGCAGTCCGAAGGACGTAATAGAGTAAGTATATATAGTATTTCTCTAGGAACACACCTTACGGGTGAATTGTGTCTAAAGAAAAAATTAGAGAACGAGCTAGAGAAGAATGGTAGACCCAATCGACAATTTCATTTCTGGTAAAAAAGACCCAGGTACAGCCCTAAAGAAGGGTGATCCTTCTAAGCCTCCCAAATCTCCTGGTCGCCCTAAGGGGACTAAAAACCGCAAGACGGTTATAGAGGCCGCAATCCAGGCCGATCTTGTAAACAGGCTGGGGAGAGACGCTGCTGAAATCTACGAAAAGGCGGCTCAAATGGCTAAGGACGGCGACCGTACAATGATAAAGTTGTTCCTCAACCGACTTCTTCCTGAACTAAAAGCTACAGGAGATGCTGAGGAGGGCAAAGCAGGCTTTGGTGGAGTCAATATCTATATAGGCTCTACAGATGGAAGAGAAGAAAAGGAAGTTGTAACAATTAACCAATCAACAGACGACGAAGAAGAGGTAGATGACGATGCCGAAGGGTAACAAAGGCTACGCAAGTAAGATTAGTGGTAAGAACGCCAGTATGTCTCCACATCCACGCCCCAACAAGAATGTAGGTAATTTTCCTGGAGCTGACTACGATAAGTCTAGTAAGATGGAAATGCCTAGTTCCAAACCCTCCAAGATGAAGGAGAGTGCTGGCAAGTATGGCTAATCAAACAGGTAATAGTGGAGGTTCAGGGTCAACTCGCGCAGTGGACCAGATTCCGCTTGATAAGCGTTCTATGGCTTGGGCTTTGAAGCACCGCCGCCAGCTTATTGAAGCCGGAAAGCCCCTGGAAGCGCAGAAATTCATGCAACGTTGGAGAAGCGCCCAAGGCGACTAAGCGTGGCTAAAGAGCTTAAATTTGACCTACACCCAGCACAGTTTGAGGTTTTTAACGACCCAGCTCGTTTTAAGCTCGTAGTTGCGGGACGTCGATTTGGTAAGTCTTGGCTTGCTGCTGCTCTTTGTCTACTCCACGGATTGGAAGATAAGAATAAATACGGATACGATGTCAGTTCCTCCGACACCTACGTCTACTACGTAGCCCCAACGTTTGAGCAGGCCAAGAAGGCTGTCTGGAATAAGCTCAAAGAACTTGGCAGTGATGTCATAGTCAACATCAATCAGAATCAGGGTATTTTTGAGTTAGTCAACGGACGCAGAATCTATCTCTGTGGAGCTGATCGGCCTGATACGCTTCGTGGTGCCAAGCTCTCTTTTGTAGTTCTGGACGAATACGCCTCGATGAAGCCCGACGTGTGGGACGAGGTTATTACCCCAGCTCTGGCGGATGTTGTAGGCGAGGCCCTAATCATCGGTACTCCCGATGGTAAAAACCACTTCTATGATCTCTACACCCACGCTAAGAAGGTTAGGGAAGAGGATAACGAGGCTGGAGTTGATGAGCCCGAATGGGCTACCTTCATGTTTCGTTCTGTAGATAACCCCACTATCCCTATTGAACGGGAAATGCAAAACGCCGCTAGGCGTGGTACTCCCGAAGAGGTTATCAGACAGGAGTACATGGCTTCATTCCACGCCTCTGGCGGAAGAGTCTTTTCCATTGATGATCTTCAATATACGGACGAAGAACCACCAGAGGGGAGTTGGTACATAGCCGTAGACCCGGCTGGTTTTGAGAACGTGGAAAAGGCCCGAGGTTCCAAAGCAAGGCTGGACGAAACGGCCATTGCCTGTGTGAAGGTTGGAGAGTTCGGCTGGTATGTGGGCGACATCCGTCACGGGAGATGGGATATTCGCCGCACCTCCGTAGAGATTATTAAAGCGGCTAAAGATTATCAAGCCTTGGCTGTGGGAATTGAGCAGGGTGCTCTCAAGAACGCCATAATGCCCTACCTGGATGACCAACAAAAGCGTATTGGGGCTTTTATCAATATCCAACCTGTTACCCATGGCGGTAAAAGAAAGGTTGATAGGATTGTCTGGGCACTTCAGGGCAGACTACAGCACGGAAGACTGCTTCTTCCCGTACAGGATGAAGATAACAGAGAGTGGCAACGCCACTTTGTTAACCAGCTTTTGGATTTCCCCAATCCACTAAGCCACGATGACCTACTAGACGCCCTAGCTTACATAGACCAAGTGGCCGAAATCTCCTATCACTTGGACGACATCATAGAAGAGGGCTGGGAACCTCTTGACGAGGCTTCGGGATACTGAATATATGGCAGACGATTTTTACAACCCAGAAGATTTTGACCGTGTTCTAGGTCACGATAAGAAGTTCTCTCGTAAGGAAGAGGATCTTATTTCGTGGGTAATGGAGCATGTTCACGATTGGGAACGCCACAGAGATGATAACTATGAGGAGCGTTGGGACGAATACTACCGTCTATGGCGGGGTATCTGGGATCAAAGCGACAAAACACGCCAGTCAGAACGCTCTAAACTTATCTCTCCGGCGTTACAGCAAGCAATTGAAGCAACTGTCGCAGAGTTAGAAGAAGGCGTATTTGGCCGTGGAAAGTGGTTTGACATTATTGATAACTACTCTGATCGCCGTACAGACTTTCAAAGTCCAGAAGAGCGGGACAAGATTGCTCAAGCTCAGCAACTAATTGCCCAATCAAACGCTCCACAGCAGCAAAAGCAGGCTTTTATGCAGCAGTTGCAGGCTGCTGCTAGTCAACGTAAAACTGAAGACGTAGAACACCTCAAAAACCTGATGATGGAGCGGTATGAAGAGGTTGATATTAAAACAGCCCTTCGCAAAATCTTCATCAATGGCGCACTCTATGGTACTGGCATTGGCAAAGTCTGTATAGAAAGTGTTCCCCAAAAGAGAATTGACCAGGACCCAGAGTCTGGACTACCAACAGTTGTAACAGAAGAGACTATTCAGGTCTTTGTAGACCCGGTTTCCCCCTCTCAATTTGCTATTGATCCATCGGCCACTACGATTTCAGAAGCTCTTGGGTGTTCTCATAGGTTCCACAAGCCTCTTCACGATGTAACACAGAAGCAAATTGATGGTATTTATAAGGATGATGTTGATCTGGAGTCAATGAGTGCGGAAGACCACCTCTCTCCGACCCAGAAACACGAAAATTTCGAGCCTGAATACGCCAATTCTATCGAAATCATCGAATATTGCGGGCTTGTCCCCAATGAGTTCATTGTAGAGGACGACGAAGTAGAGGACGACGAAGAGCCTGAGGAGGAGGGGTATACAGAGGCAATTATAACGATTGCTAACGAATCCATCCTTCTCAGGGCCGTTAAAAACCCTTATTTGATGGAAGATAGACCCTTTATCGCCTATCAGCACGACACAGTGCCAGATTCCTTCTGGGGCAGGGGTGTTGCAGAGAAGGGATACAACCCTCAGAAGGCCCTAGATGCCGAGTTAAGGGCTCGTATGGACGGTCTAGCCCTCTCTGTCCACCCAATGCTCGCTGTGGACGCCACAAAGAGGCCCAGAGGCACTTCTTACACAGTTAGTCCCGGCAAGACCATTTTCACGAATGGCGACCCCCGCGAAAGTCTCATGCCGTTCAACTTTGGTGATATTAACTCCAAGACCTTCCAGAATGCTTCTGATCTGGAACGTATGGTGCAGATGGCAACGGGAGCAATGGACTCAGCCACCCCGCTGGACACCAACAGGCGTAACGAAACCGCCTCTGGCATGTCCATGATGATGGGTGGGGCCATTAAACGCTCCAAGCGGACCTTAGCCAATATTGAATCTAACTTCGTAAAACCACTTCTGAAGAAATCCGCTTGGCGTTGGATGCAGTTTGATTCCCGCCACTTCCCTATGAAGGACTTGAGCTTCCTACCTCATGGTTCCTTGGGAATTATGGCCAGAGAGCTGGAGCAACAGCAACTTATTCAGCTCCTCTCTACTGTTCCGGCGGAATCTTCAGCCTTTGCTGTCATTCTCAAGAGTATCTACGAGAACACTAGCCTAAGCAACAAGGAAGAGCTTATCCAGTCTGTTGAGCAGATGATGCAACCTGATCCAATGCAACAACAGATTCAACAAATCAAGATGGCTCAGGAAATGGGCAAAGTGCAGGAATCCCAGGCCCGTGTGGCCGAGAACAGAGCTGATGCCTTCAAGGCCATCGCAGAAGCCCGTAAAACCATGGAAGAAGCCAATATCACCCAGGATAAACTGGACGTGGAGGTGATGAAGGAAATTCTTGATGTTGTAGCAAATCAACAGCAACAGGAGAAGCATTCCATCACAGCAATTATCCAAGAAATCATTCGCCAACGTAGTCAGTCCCAGCAACAAAATGGAGAAACTGAGTAGATGGCTTTGAATCAAGAAGATCAAAACTATTATGATATGATGTTCTCCCTAACCTCCCATGAGGGGTGGAGAGATTTAGTAGAACAAGCAAGCGAGAAAATAGAACAACTAAAGAACGAAAACATCACTACCCGCGATCCCGTAAAAGCGGCTGAAAATCGTGGGGCCTTTGAAGTTCTGAGCTTCTTTATCTGCAATTTTCGAGAAGGTATCGAGAACGGGTACGAAGAGGCTCTAAAAGAGTCGGAAGGTGGGGGATAGCTATGCTACTTTTCGATTTTAAGTGTCTGAGGGGAAACTGTGCAACTCACTTTGAAGAATTGGCAGAATCCTACTCAGATATCAAACCATGTCCAACCTGTGGAACACCGAGTAAGACAGTTACGTCCCCGGTGAGAAGTAGTTTGGATGGGACCGATCCGGGTTTTCCAGATGCTTATCGCAAATGGGCAGAAATCCGGTATAAGAAGGCACGGCAAGAGAAAGAAAAATCTGACCGTGATTAATCCAACTCCTAAACCTTAAAGGCGGAGATAAGAAGTATGCCACAGTCAAATCATAAAACCCCTGAAGTAGAGAACACGGAAAACGAAGAGATTGAGTTTGCTGATCTTGAAAACCTAGAACTCTCGAACCCGATGAACGCTTCTTCTGTTGACTCAAGTTATGAGGGAGAGGAATCAGAAGAGGAGGGAGAGGGTAAGAAGAAGGAGCGGGTTGAAGTCCCCGAGAAGTTCCGAGGCAAAGACCCAGAGGAAATTGTGGAAGCCTATCGCAACCTCGAACGGGAACTTGGTCGGAAGAACAACGAACTTGGGGAACTACGCGGCAAAGTCGATACTCTTCTGGATCTCGAAAAGGGACGATCCCAAGGTAATTCCGAGGGCCAATCGGCAGAAAAGCAAGTAACGGATGACGATTTCTGGGAAAGTCCGACTCAGGCTATTAATAAAGCTATCGAGTCGAGCCCCTACTACCAGAAAGTCAGTCAGCTAGAAGAGAAACTGACGCAGAATGAGCGCCAGGAGAAGTTACAGAACTTCCAGAGCAAGCATCCCGATTTTCAGGAAGTCGTTTCCCGGAGCGATTTCCAGGAATGGGTCAATGCTACTCCTAAGCGTCGCCAGCTTTATCTGGAGGCTGACAACCACGATTATGATGCTGCGGATGAACTTCTTTCCACTTTTAAGGAGATTAATCAGTTTAAGCAGCAAGAGAGTGAGGAAGCGAGAGATATGTCTGATCGGGAATCTCTGAAAGAAGCACAGGTTGAGCGTAGCGGTAACAGTGGCGGGAAAAAGAAGAAGGGTAAGTATTTCCGTCGAGCCGATATTATTGATCTGAAGATGAAAAACCCCGAGAGGTACAATGCTCTCCTTCCTGAAATCAAACAAGCAGCCCAAGAGGGCAGAATCAAATAGGAGTAATTAATCATGGCTCTAGGCACTAATCAGGTGACCACTACGACCAGCGCGGTATTTATTCCGGAAATTTGGTGAGCTAACCTGCTGATTTAGCAGGAAAAATTGGCCAAATTAAAACTTGGCTGTATGCTGGAAACTCCTAAAGCCTTCTACACTAACTAGGTAACAGAGAGAAGGATGTACAATGGACAATCAGCAGGAAACGACCTCTAAGGTGTCTCCCTTTGAATTTGGATGGTTCTGTGGTTTTTTCGACGGAGAGGGTTCTCTAGGAATTACAGTCCGTCGTAGGAAAGAACACAAAAAGTACTACGAAGGATTTAAACCACACCTCCAAGTCTGTAACACTGAGATTGAATTAGTTGAGCGGTGTAAATATTTCTTTGATGCTTTAGGTATTCCTTACTATGTCTCTTATTACAAAGGGAAGGGAAAAAGAAAGCCTCATTGGAATATCGCTGTAGCAGGGCTTAGGAGGGTTATGAAAATCCTCCCCATTATCAAACCAGGATTACAGGGAAACAAGAAAGAAAAGGCCGATTTGATGATGGAGTTTTGCAATTCTAGGTTATCAAAGTGGCACCGTTCAGAATATTCTCAAAGGGAACGTCAGATTGTTGATAGGATGTTTGAACTTAATCAGAGAGGGAAGAGGTCCGATCCTCAGAGACTATACGCCAAGCCTCTAGAAATAGAGTGAAGATATAGTCCAGACCACAACAACTAAAACGGTTGGCTGGGGAAACCCAGAGTGGTAAGCAATGGAAGTAGTCGCAAGCTACAAGGCCAACCTTGTTATGGCTAACCTTGTACGCAATATCAACCACCAGGGTAAGCGAGGGGATACAATTCACATTCCCAAGCCCACCCGAGGCTCTGTAAGCTCCAAGGCAGCTAATACTCAGGTTACGCTACAGGCTCCGACTCATCCGGAGATCACTGTCAACATCAACAAGCACTATGAGTTAGCCACAGCGGCTTAATGCTCAGAAATCTTCTCTGAATAACGGGGAGCGAAAGTAACCCGACGCAAACGTAGGCAAACCCTCAGGAGATTGCCGGTGAAAAATATAACGGAAACTGAAGTCAAGTATTTGGCTGGTCTTTTTGATGCCGACGCTACTTTAGTCTGGAATATCAGTAAGGATAATGTTGCAAGAATCCACCTAGTCTTCACTCAAAAAGAAGATAGGTTCATGCGACTTAAACCCTTGCTAGATAAGATAGGAGGAAAAACCTACCCTTATGTTTCAGAAAAAGTTTGGCTTTGGCAATTAACCAAAAGAGCAGATATAGAACAACTTCTCCCCAGACTAATCAAGCATATGATTATAAAAGGGAAGCATTGGAATAGGCTTCTAGAGAGGTGGCGGCAGAACAGAGGAAAGTCCTTGTCTGATCTCCGAGCAAAAGCCTTAAGAAGGTATTCCAAGCTCTCTAGGGAGGATGTTGGCCCCCTGAAACCTAAGAATAGGGCCTCTTGGGGGTGGCTGTCAGGTTTCCTAGATGGAGACGGATGTTACACCTGTCGATACTACAAATCTAGGAATCAATGGCAGATGTTTATTTCCAGTCAAATAGCAGCCAGAGACAGTATAGCTCTTGATATGTTAAAGAAATCTCTTGGGGGAGATTGGCATATAAATAACAGGGGTTACGCTGTCTGGCACAGAGGATGTTCTAAAGGCCATTCTGCATTTGTTTTCCGTTATTTGCCCAAACTTCTACGGCACAGCCGTATGAAAAGGCACCAGATCGAGAAATTGATCCACACGTTGCGGCAACGACTAAGTGAGAAGACTCCTATGGGAGAAGCGATAGTCTAGGCGTAGAAATACGTACTGATTCCAAGCTGTTCGAGGATATTGTAGAAGTCCAGGCAATGGATAGCCTTCGTCAATTCAGCACGGACGATGCAGGATATGCTCTAGCTAAGCAGGTAGACACCGATCTCATTGATCTTGGCGGTGGTCTACAGGGGGGCTCAGCCTACTCTACTGCCGTAATCGGTAGTGATGGTAGCACCACTTGGGACCCCTCAGCCAACACCAATACGGGTAACGGTGCAAGCCTGACTGATGATGGTATTCGTCAGATGATCCAGACTCTGGATGACCAGGACACTCCAATGGATAATCGCTATCTTGTGATTCCTCCGGTGGAGAAGAACAACCTCCTTGGTCTGAGTCGGTTCACTGAGCAGGCTTTTGTTGGTGAGACTGCCAACTCCAACAGTATCCGTAATGGTCGGGTAGGTAATGTCTACGGTGTGGATGTCTTCGTTTCCACTAACGCTGACACTGTAACTGCCGACGACACCTCCACCGACTATCGCGTAGCTCTGATGTTCCACTCTGATGCTTTCGTACTGGCTACTCAGCTAGACGTTCGCACTCAGACTCAGTACATCCAGCAGTACCTTGGTGATCTGTTCACCGCAGATACCATCTACGGTGTTGCTGAGCTTCGTGATACGGCTGGTGTTGCTGCCATCGTACCTAGCTAAAGGCAATAGGGGGCTTCGGCCCCCGGCCTTCTAAGGAGGAAATAATATGTCTCGTATGTCAGGTTTTCAGGCGTCAGTAACTCATGATCGCGGCGCTGTAGATCTAGGTAGTGGTACTCTTCGAGTGAAGGTAGTGCCCTACGACGTTATCTAACTTTTGAGGATTGTATGCCAAAGTTTAAACACAAAGAAACTGGCAGGGTTATTGAGGTGGCGGAAGAACACGCTAGGCAGGTGCTCCGCCGCCAAAAAGCCTACGCAGAGTTGACGGAAGAGGAGCCGGAGAAATGCCCTGTAGAAAATGCTCCAACGGAAAGTACAAACTCGGAAGTTCAAAATGCAAGTACACCTCAAAAGAAGCCTGTAGGAAGGCCGAAAAAGCATACTACGCAAGCAAGAAACGCAAGTAGGGCTCACTAACAATGACCTTTCTCCAGATCATCAATTCCTTGCTGAGACGGCTCAGGTTCGCTGAGGCTACTTCTGTAGACCAAGACGCCTATACGAAGCTGTTGCAGGAGTTTGTAAATGACACCAAGCGAGAGGTGGAGGATACTTGGCCGTGGCTCCAGCTACGCCAGACTATCCAGATTACAACCTCTTCTGGTGTCTTTCGCTATACGCTTACGGGCGCGGGGAAACGCTATAAGCTAATGCAGGATTCCATGGGCCGTCCTTCTGTCTGGAACGATACAGAAGACATACCTCTTTATAAAGCTCCTTCCATGCGATGGATGACTCAACGTCTCAATTTCAATAATCTAACAAACAATGTCCCCATCTGGTTTGATATTAACGGCCAAGATAATGGTGACCCACAGGTGGACCTATATCCGCCGCCTGACGGGACTTACACTATCAACTTCGATCTGGTGATCCCACAAGACGATCTGTCTAGCGACAGTGACACTCTCACTGTACCAGAGTACCCCGTAATCCTTGGGGCTTGGGCTAGAGCCCTACAAGATCGTGGTGAGGACAATGGTACCCCTGTAGCCTCTGCTATTGCCCAATATCAAGAAGCTCTAGCGGATGCCATCGCTATTGAGAATATGAATTCCGCTGACTCTGAAAACGTCTGGACTGTGGTTTAATATGCCTGACAGACTTCAAACAATACCCATCTCAGGTCCGGGCTCTTGGGGGCTTAATACAGAAGCCGCCTATCAAGAGCAAGACCCACGGTGGGCTATTCATGCAGAGAACGCTATCATAGACGATAAGGGCGTAGTCTCTGCCCGTAAGGGGTGGGAGGCTGTTACAGTCACTGCTGCCGGATCGTTTGACATAGAACGTATTTTTGAATATCTGGACGATGACGGCACTCTAGCCTATATTTCTACAGGTAATAACACCATCTATGAGGGTACTTCAACCCTGACAGATATTTCTGGAACTATCACAACCCCCACAGCTAACAAATGGAAGTTTGTCACTCTCAATTCCTCAGCCGCTGGTGGGAATGTTGTTCTAGGGTTTCAGGCCAGTCACACCCCCATTATCAAGGATGGGGCGGGGACAGGTAACACCTTCTCCGATTTTTCAGCTACAGATGGTACAGCCCCTAGTGGTAATGAAGCCATTTCTGCTTTTGGCCGTATCTGGGGAGTAGATAGTGATGGAACAACTATCAAATGGTGTGATCTTCTCAATCATGATGATTGGGTTAATGGCTCTGCCGGAAACCTCGACACCTATTCTGTGTGGACCTCTGGAGCTGATGAAATAATCGCCCTCCAAACCTTCAAAGACTACCTTATTATCTTTGGTAAGAAAGAGATCCTTATTTATACAGGAACAGAAGACCCTAATAATAGCCTAGCATTGCATGATGTAATCAAAGGAATTGGGTGTATTGCTAGGGATTCTGTACAGAATACAGGCGATGATATCCTTTTCCTGTCTTATTCGGGAGTGAGTAGTTTTGGTAGGGCTATCAGGGGGGGCGATCTTCCCTTCGACCAACTAAGCCGTAACATATTCACAGAGCTTTCTAACTCTGTATCTTCTGAAACTGATTTAGCTGATGTGCAAAGTGTGTGGTACGAGAAGGATGGTATATATCTCCTCTCCTTTCCCTCTGCAGACAAGACCTATTGTTTCGATATGGTCCAGAGGGTTCCTCAAACCCGATTGCCCCGCATCACTTCCTGGGCAGCGATCACACCCACTGCTTTCTGCGAGACAAGGGACGAGAAGCTATACATAGGGAAGACAGGAGTTATTGGAGAGTATAAGAACTACCAAGATGACGGCTCCTCCTACACCCTTTCCATGAGGACAGCTCGAACTTCTGGTAGTCCAAATGGTACGTTCTTCCAGAAGATCATGAAGACGATTGCTACCTGGATATTCGGGGCTAATGGGCAGACAGCCACTATCCGATGGGAGCTGGATTATGGAGATTTTGTAGGCCAAGGTCAGGGTACTGTCAAAGCAGGATCTATCTCAGAGTACAACATCGCTGAATATAATATCGCAGAGTACTCAGGTGGTCTTGCTACAGATTTGGTAAGGGTGCCTATGTCCGGGGATGGACGGGTCATCTCCTTCGAGTACAGAATTCCAATAGATGGACAACAGTGTTCCATTAACAGACTAGACGCATATATTAAGGTAGGGAGAGTTTAATCGTGGCGGATTACAGCAAAAGCACAAACTTCACAGCTAAAGATAGTCTCTCCTCTGGCGACCCTGATAAAGTTGTAAAGGGCGCTGAGATGGACACGGAATATAACAATATCCAGACGGCTGTAAACTCTAAGCTGGACGCTTCTAGGTTTCCTAACGTAGACGCCAATGTCACGGCTTCTGATGAAGAATTGAATAAGTTGGATGGTGTTACGGCCTCCACTAGCGAGCTTAATATCCTTGACGGAGTTACAGCTTCTACTGCTGAGATAAATATTCTTGATGG